TGGCTTTCTGTTGAACTATTCTCTTCGGTTTCGGTGGTGCTATTTCGTTCAAATCTTTTTTTAAGTCCGACATGTGATATGTATCTTCCTGTTTTTCTATGTAGCCATTGGGCAGTCTCTCTTAGTGAACAAGTCTTTGAATATTCCTTTGCTTGTCTAAGAGCATCTAATTCTTCTTTGATAGGTTCTAGATAATCTGGATCTTGTGATTGTTTAAATCCAAATGGTATTGTTCTAGCCTTCTTTTTAATTTTAATAGATTCCATTAGGAGAAATCTGTTGAGATAGTTCTTCTTGCCTTCTGTTCTCTTAAAAATTTTCTAAATTCACTATCTTGTTTTGTATTTTTTTTACCTTGATCTGTTTTTCTAAAGTCTAATCTAATATCATTTTCTACTTTTTTTAAAATTTTTTTTGTATTTCTTATAAGATTAGGATTAGCCCTATCAAACATTAAATTTTCTTGATTTACTTTTTGTAGTTTGTTTACTGTTAGTAATTGTTTTTTTACACTAATAGGAGCACCTGCTACACCTTTAAAATTTCTAGTTTCAAGTGGGGCTGTTTTTAAACTTTTATTTATTAAAGGTTTAGCTGTAGTCTTTAAGGATTTTAAATATGTTCTACTAGCACCTCCAGTAAATCCTGCAGCATTTAATCTTTCTGACAGTGGGTCCATTTGCAAAACTTTATTTGCATAATCCTTTTTACTTTTTACTGTCATCTTTACTAATATCCTTTGGTGGTAATATAAATATTCCATGCAATGCTTTCATACTTATATCTAGTTGGTCTTTTTTTGTTATACCCACTCTGTCTAACACTGAGTTCGCAGCTGCTAGACGAATGTTAGAGTGTGGTGTGGTCCCGTCTTCGTCTAGTAGGTCAGTTAACCGAGTAGCTGCTTTTGCAGAGTGCGTTGATAAGTGGGTTTCCGCCAACTCTGTGATTTCTTTTTTTAAATTCCGTATTACTTTGGGATAACTATGCTCCGAATAACCAGCTATGCGAGCTGCCTCCCGTGGATTTCCCTTCGCTTCTCCGAACAATACGTCTAGAAACTTTTCCTGCATATCTGTTAAGTTTCTTTTTTGAGTCTTTGTTATAGAAGAATCCATTGTTTGCATTTATTATCTCCATTATTTCTTTAAATGGCAAATCTTTAGCCAATAAAGATATCTTCATTTGTTTTTTCATCAGTTTTTGCTATTTCTTTTGGTTTAGGTGTAAAAGGGTTAACTGGTTTAGTAGGATCATCTGGTAATGGACCTATTGGTTTAGGTTTAAACGGATTAACAGGTTCTACTTTATCCATATTTGTTTGCATACTATCAAAAAAATTAACACTTTTGGGTGCACCTTTGCTACCCACTGGAAAAGATCCAGCTCCTGTTTTTAAATAACTTGGTATGTTAGCTTCAAACTTCATAAATTTTTTATATTATTCGTGATGACCCTTGTTAACTTATATGTTATGTGCGTGTATGTGTGTCCTTTGAATAATATATACTACCTATTATAGTACTTATATTCAATTTTGTCAAGTGTTTTTTTATAATAATGTAGACTGCGACAAAATAGTACTAGACAAAATTGGAAATAGGGTGTATAATGTTCATAGGAACCCCCCAGGGAGCCTATATATATATACTCAGGGTAAATATACAGCTACCCCCTAGGGTATTCCTAGGAATATTGTCGGAATATTTATCCCTAAAATACAGCCACTAGGTGGTTTACATGGATTCTAGAGATTTTCTGGTGTCCGTATATATAGTATATAGGATACCCCCCGTGGCACACGCATAGGGTACGTTAAGAAAATTTTTTGGGTAAATTTAGAGAATACCTCTAGGTATTCCTTATGGGGTTTGGGGGGAACGAAGTGTACCCCAAAAATTTTTTAATAAAAAAATGATTAACACCTATAAACACTAAGGGGAACTTTAGGTTTTGTACCTAAAATTCCCCTTGTTAATTACTTGGTATTATTAAATATTATTGCAATATTTAATTAAATCACTTGATATGGGTATTTCCTTATTATTCACTCTTGGGTTTAAGTTTATTTTTGCCTTTGATTTTCCATAAACTTTAACATCTTCCAAGTGGAAACCAATTAAAGAATATAATTTAATTAATGCGTTTGTTGCTGATTCACTTTCAGCACTTGCAATTAATTCTATATTCTTCTCGGCAATATCCTGACAAAGATTAATTTCAACTCCTTGTCTTAATCTTGCATTTTGCTTATCGGTTTCAGGAACATCAGGGCTAGTTGAAACTTTTGTTAAAAGTGTATTTTTATCAAATAGTCCTTTGTCCTTTTCAACAAGTTTTTTCAATTGCATAGCAAAGGGAGAAACAGTTGCATTTTTAACTATTTCATTGCTTACAATTTTTGGAACAAACCAAGTCTTAACCATATCTACAAAACCCCTTTCACCTCTAAAAGTTGTATAATATGGCTTTCCTTGTTCACTTTCAAGAAAAAATTTCTTAACAAAATTTGATCTGAAAATAGCTTGGTTTTGATCTTTTAAATCTTTAAAATTAAAGATTTTCCAATCTAAACCAATTTGAACGGGGTCAGTTTCCTCGTTTAAAAGTGTGTCAATATTAATGTGTTTTTCATTATCTATTAAAAATAAAAAACATGGAGAAACACTTATTAAAACTTGGTATTCATACAAATACCATTTTCTGAAATTTTCCAAGTTTTGACCCATTGCAGGAATTAAAACCCGATCAACAAATAAACTAAAATCTTTTGCAATCAGGGTTTTTCTTGTTCCGTCAGTATTAAAAAATATTTTTTTAACTGATGTGTCGTTTTCAGTTTCATCAAAATATTTAGTAATATTGATTTGATTATTTTTATACATACTAAATAAATTTTTAGTAATATATAAAAGTTTTCCATTAGCTTGTTTTTCGCTTTTGGCTACATCTTGAACACTTGTCCAAGTTGTTTTTTGTAAATCAACTTTAGGTTGATTTTCTTTTTTTAGTGTGTTCATTTTTCTCCTTTTTGTTAAATTGAACATATACCACCTTACAATATGTATATTAAAGCGTCAAATAAATATCAGTTCATTTTATTATATATACGCCCATTTTGGGTTTCTACTTTTAGTTGAAAAATGAGAACATTTTAGCGTGTAATTATGTACTACTTTTGTTCTTGCTTTGTTCTTTACAACTTTTACACGAAAAAAAAATTACTATATTTTTACAAAGACATAGATTCAAAGTAGCGTGTGATTATAATTGGAAAAATTTTACAAAGACATAGCTAGTAAGACTTCACTAGCTATGCCTAACCTTTAGAGGGAACTAAAGTTTTTTATGTTTTAAAAAATAAATAGATTGCTTGTTTCACTTGTTCGGGTGATTGTGTTTTAAGCATATCTTTTATTTTAGTTTTTGTTTCTTCACTTAAATTAGTTTGAACTTCTTTAAGTGTAGCTTGATATAACTTATCGTGATTACTAGCCCTTAC